ACCGCAGACAACAAGCACGAGCGCTGATTCAGCGTTGCCGCATCCAGCTAGTAGAAACAGAGCCCGTACAAATTCGGGCATTTGTCAGTCTGCCAACCGACCGGGAACACGGCGGTGGCTATCGTCTGATCACAGAAGTCGCAGGCGACACGTACCTCAAGGAAGAGATGCTGCGGGACATCCGCATGACCATCACCCGCTGGACGCAGAAGCTGCACCTGTTGGATCAAGACTTGGCCGACAAGCTCCTTGAGATTGAGGAGCGACTCAATCGTAAACAACAACCCGCGCAGCAACGCGCATGAGCGTTAGGAAAGTGGCCGAGATGCCCGAGCTGTATCAATCTGCCGACTTAATCCGCGCAAGAGGGCGGATATGACCGCAATCAACTTGTATCTAGTATGCAATGCCCGGAATGTGGATCAGCAGCCCGAACAATTGAAACTCGACTTCGGGACGACGGACTCAAACGAAGGAGGTACATGTGCGTAAACAAACACAAGTTTACGACTGTCGGGACAGCAGAGAAACTGAGCCTCAACCCACAAAACAATCCGCACCGACACGAGCAAACGATCGTCAAGTCGCGGGGACCCACTACAAACAACTCACCCACGAAACCTGGGACGTTATCATTGATTGGAATCTTGGCTACTTGGATGGCAACGCCGTCAAGTACCTCAGTCGATGGCGACACAAAGGAGGAATAGAAGACCTGAAAAAAGCGCGGCACTACATCGACAAACTAATCGAGGTCGAAGAGAACAAAGGCGGCTAAGTAGGATTGCGGAGCGCGCTAGTCTTGCAGATGTGAATACGCACCGCGCTTGGATGGGGCCGCCCAACTTGTTTGCCCGCCCAAGCATCCGTTACCTAGAACGAGGGGCTAGGAATCTGCATTCCCCCTCACCTACAACTGAGACACATATGGCTGCAACCCCAGAGAAAAAAGTGAAGCTGGCGTGTACTGCCTTGCTCAAAAAGCACGGCGCGTATCACTTCTTACCCGTCACGGGAGGCTTCGGCAAGTCCGGGGTGCCAGACATCATCGTGTGTTATCGAGGCTTATTCCTGGGCATTGAGTGCAAGGCTGGCAAAGGCAAGACCACCGCACTGCAAGAACGCGAGATGGAGTTCATCCGCGCAGCAGGAGGATCGACCCTCGTCATACGCGAGAACAACATCAACGAACTACAGGAGTGGTTAGATACTAGGAGTTCACCACATGGATAACGAAGACTATGGTCGGTTCATGGAGGCGCACGTCGCCAACATGGAGCCTGAAAAAAGAGAGGCGTTGATCAACGCCATCAAGCTGGTGTTCCGCACCTTCATCGAGAACGAGACGCAAGGCGTCCTCATACTGCTCGACAACGAGCACTGCATGACCACGATGGGTCTTAACGCAAGTTACCCCGAGACTGAACGCTTGGTGCAGCACGCGATGGGCCTGTTCGTGCGGGACTCGGTACGGGCCGAGCAAGAAACAAAACACTAAGAGGGGGGAGCGCATGAGCATGCCGTTTGAGCGGGTGCTGGTGGTGGACTTCGAGACTGCCTGGAGCCACAAGGACTACACGCTGTCGAAGATGACAACGGAAGAGTACGTCCGCGACCCGCGCTTCAAGGCGTGGGGTCTGTGTTGGAAACATCTGGGCGAAGAAGGTTCAGCCGTCTGGGTGCGGGGCAAAGACGTGCAGGCGTGGGTAGATGGGATTGACTGGAGCACCACCGCTGTGCTGGCACACAACGCTCAGTTTGACGTGACGATTCTGTCGTGGGTGTATGGGGCGAAGCCTGTCTTCATCTTCGACACGCTGAGCATGGCACGCGCACTGCGCGGCATTGAAGCGGGTAACTCCCTGGCCAAGCTGGCCGAGGACTTTGAGCTACCGCCCAAGGGTAAAGCTGTGCACAGTACCGATGGGTTGTTAGAAGAAATAAACTTTGCCATAGAGCAGGAGCTGGCCGACTACTGCAAGCATGACGTGATGCTGTGCGAGGCGATCTTCAACAGACTGATGCCAGGATATCCAACCAAGGAGCTGCGCCTCATAGACCTTACGCTGAAGATGTACACACGCCCCTTGTTGGAGCTTGACAAGGACATGCTGCGCGAAGCCATTGAGGAAGAGAAGACTGCACGTGAGGGACTACTACAGAGACTCGGCGTTGATGAGGCTGTACTTGCGTCGAATGATCAATTCGCTGCGTTACTTCAACAAATCGGAGTCCAACCGCCTACGAAGATCAGCAAAACAACGGGGAAAGAAGCGTTTGCCCTGGCAAAAAATGATGCGCTCTTCCAAGCTTTAGTCAATGGGGACAACGAAGAAGTTGCGCTCCTATGTGAAGCACGGCTGAAGGTCAAGTCTACAAGTGAGCGCACTAGGGCGCAGCGATTTCTGGATATAGCCAACAGAGGTAGGTTGCCTGTGCCCCTGAGTTACTACGGAGCAAAGTCTGGTCGATGGTCTGCCGCCAAGGGCAGCGCCATCAACATGCAGAACTTGAAGCGTGGGTCGTTCCTACGCAAAGCAATCATGGCCCCAGATGGACATCAACTTGTTGTGGGTGACCTGAGTCAGATTGAGCCACGCGTGTTGGCTTGGCTTGCTAATTACGAAGAGATGCTCAACATCTTCAGAGTTGGGAACGATCCTTATGCTGCCTTCGGTGCGCAGATGTTCAACATCCCTGGCATGACCAAGGAGAGCCATCCCGATCTGCGACAGTCTGCGAAGTCTGCGCTGCTTGGCTGCGGCTACGGGTTGGGCTGGCAGTCGTTTGCTCAGCAACTTCTTACAGGGTTCCTGGGCGCACCGCCCATGCGTTACAACAAGGACTTTGCAAGAGCACTGGGGATCAACAAGGAGTTTGTTTTGGACTTCCTTGAGTTCAAGGCAAACAACGCCAAGATTCTCGGCATCACCACTGTGCTCGATGTCCGTGACCTCGTTATACACTGTGTTGCAGCGAAGGCCATCATCGACATCTACAGGTACACAGCATGGCCGGTGGTGAGGCTGTGGAATTACTTCTCCTTGCTGATCGAGCAAAGCCTTGCAGGCGGCGAAGAAGTGATGTACAAATGCCTTACGTTCCGCAAAGGCGAGATCGTCTTGCCCAACGGCATGAGTGTGTTGTACCCCAACCTGCGTCAAAAGAAGGACGATCAGGGCCGATTGCAATGGGTGTACGGGCCGGACGAGACGAAGCTGTATGCGGGAAAGATCACGAACAACGTGGTGCAGGGCACTGCGCGGATCGTGATGACGGATGGGATGCTAAGGGTGGCCAAGCGTTACCCCATCGCAGGCACTGTGCACGATGAGTTGATTGCCGTGGTGCCTGATGATGAAGTTAATGACGCGAAGACTTGGGTCTTGGCGCAGATGACTATGGAGCCGACATATATGCCGGGGCTTCCCCTGGCCGCTGACGGTGGCGCTCACCGCCGATACGGATTAGCAAAAGGATAACGAAAGGAGAAAGCATGCTCAACATTCCAATACGCATACGGGTCGGCACCAAGATGTACTCGGTCGATGTGGTCGAGTCCATGCGGCAGAAACGTGAGATGGGCGAAGTGCATTACGACCAGCGCAAGATAAGCATCGCACAGCGCAGCAACGTCACGGGGCGCACGTACACCGAAGACGAGATCAACGACACCTTCTGGCACGAGCTGGTGCACGCCATCCTGTACGACATGAACAGTCGCCTGCACGACGACGAGCGCTTCGTCACCGAGTTTGCAGCGCGCCTTGCCACAGCCATTAAATCCGCCAAGTTCAAATGAACGACTCAGTTACCTGGAGCCACAGCGGCCTAAAAGACTTCGAGGGCTGCGCCCGCCGCTACCATGAGGTCAAGGTTCTCAAGAACTACCCGTTCCAAGAAACCACCCACACCATCTACGGCAAGGACGTGCACAAGGCCATCGAGGACTACGGCAAGGACAGCACGCCAATTCCCGAGAAGTACGCGCAGTTCAAGCCCGTAGTAGATGCGGTGTTGCGTAAGTCGGGAAGAAAACTCTTTGAGCACGAGATGGGTGTGACGCGTGACTTGCAGCCATGCGGCTTCAACGATCCGAATCGGTGGGTCAGAGGCATCGCTGACCTGCTCATTATCAACGACGACAACCTCAGCGCCAGGGTAGTTGATTGGAAGACGGGCAACAACAGGTACCCGGACAAGGATCAGCTCGTGCTGATGTCCCTCATGGTGTTCGTGCACTTCCCCCACATCCGGCAGGTTAAGTCGGCACTCTTCTTCCTGGTCAAGGAAACGATGACCACCCACGCCATGTTGCGCGGTGAGGCAGAGGAAGCGTGGTGGCGATACCGTGAACGCGTAGCCAAGCTGGAGATGTCGCACAAGAACGATGTGTGGAACCCCACACAGTCGCCGTTATGCGGGTGGTGTCCCGTAACCACCTGCCTGTTTAATCCCAAAAATTAAGGAGCCGAATATGGCAAGAAACTATCGCTCTGAGTATGAAAACTATCAGGGCACGCCGGAACAAATTAATAAGCGCGCCGAACGCGTCAAAGCAAGAAGGCTGATGGAGAAAACAGGAGCTGCTAAAAAAGGAGACGGCAAAGACGTAGATCACATCACGCCCATGCGCAGTGGCGGCACATCCGCTAAAAACAATCTGCGCATGCGCAACAAAAGCGCAAATCGCAGCGACAACAAATAAATATTGGAGAAAGACATGCAAAGACTTGAAGATGAAGACATCCTCGAAACCTTTGGCTGGCTGATCGGGATGCTTGCCGCCCTGGGCTTTCTGTTTGGAGCCGTCGTGTATTTTTGCTACTGGGCGGGGTGGCTGTCATGAGTAGAGCAGTTATGCAGTTGCAAAGTTTCTCAACAAACACAACTAAGAGAATATGGAAGTAATAGACAACAAGCTGCTGCTTTTCCGCACGCGCAACCCAAGCAAGTACCGGCTCATACCCAAGAGCCAAGCCATCCCTATCCCTGGCGGTTACAACGTGGCCGTGCACTGGGGGTTGGACGAAGTGCGAGTGCTGCGCAACATGGGCGTAAAAAACGTCCCCTCTCCTATTTATGGTAGGTACAACTGGCCTGGGCGCTACAAGCCGATGGTGCATCAAAAGGAGACGGCCTCTTTTCTCACGCTAAACCGGCGGGCGTTTGTGTTTAATGATCCTGGCACCGGCAAGACGCTGTCCGCTTTGTGGGCCGCCGACTACCTGATGAAGCGCGGTGACATCCGCCGCGTGCTGATTCTTTGCCCGCTGTCCATCATGCACAGCGCCTGGATGCAGGACTTGGGCAACAGCGTGATTCACCGCAGCGTGGTGGTGGCGCATCACCAGCAGGCCGCACGGCGCATCGAGCTGATTCAAGAGAACTACGAGTTCGTGATCATCAACTACGAAGGCTTGGCCCTGATCGCTGACGAGGTGCGCAACGACGGGCGGTTTGATCTGATCATCGTGGACGAGGCCAACGCCTACAAGAACCCACAGACCAAGCGGTGGAAGGCGCTGGCCTCCATCCTCAAGCCCGACACCTACCTGTGGATGATGACCGGCACGCCTGCTTCCCAAAGTCCTGTGGACGCCTACGGCTTGGCCAAGCTCGTGAACCCCAACGGGGTGCCCAAGTTCTACACCGCATGGCGCGATGCCGTGATGAACAAGATTACGATGTTTAAGTGGGCGCCCAAGGCCGATGCTGCCGACCGGGTTTTTGAGGCGCTGCAGCCCGCCATCCGCTACAGCAAGGCCCAGTGCCTGGACCTGCCGCCCGTCATCACCATGACCCGCGAGGTGCCGCTCACCCCGCAGCAGGCCAAGTATTACAACATACTGAAGTCCCAGATGCTGGTCATGGCAGCAGGCGAGATAATCACGGCAGTCAACGCAGCCGTTGCCCTCAACAAACTCCTGCAAATCAGCGCAGGTGTGGCGTACACGGACAACAAGGAAGTTGTGGAGTTCGACGCCACGCCGCGCCTGAACGTGCTGATGGAAGCACTTGAGCAGACCGACCGCAAGGTGATCATCTTCGCCCTGTTTCGCTCTGCCATCGACGCCATCAGCGAGTTCCTGACCAAGAACGGCGTGGTCAACGAGCAGATTCACGGCGGCGTCACCGCCACCAAGCGAGGCGACATCATCAACCGCTTCCAGAAGCAGCCCAACCCCAGGGTGCTGGTCATGCAGCCTGCGGCTACAGCGCACGGCATCACGCTCACGGCTGCCGACACGGTGATCTTCTATGGCCCGCTCATGTCGGTGGAGCAGTACACCCAGTGCATCGCACGCGCTGACCGCAAGGGCCAGGACTCGGACAAGGTGACGGTGATCCACATACAGGGTTCACCCGTAGAGAAGAAGATGTTCAAGGCGCTCACCAACAAGGTGGACGACAACGCACTGCTGGTTGACCTGTTCAACAACGAAGTTCACGAAAGGGGGTTGTAATCGATTCTAGACAATGTACAATTCTGGACATAACAACGAAAGGAGAAAGTGATGAGTGAAGACACCATCCCGATGGACAAGCTGGCGCGCATGTACATGAAGATGCGTACGGCCATCCAAGACCTCGACAAGCAGATCGAGGACATTAAAGAAGCACAGCAGCACGTGAAGAACGCCATGAAGGATCAGATGATGGCGCTTGGAACCAAGTCTGTGCGCACCGACTTCGGCACGATTACGATCAAGGAGAAGACTCGGTTCTACACGCAGGACTGGGACAGCTTCAAGAAGTTCGTGATTGAACACGACGCCGTCGATCTGTTGGAGAAGCGCATTGCGCAATCCAACATGCAGTTGTTCTTGGAAGAAAACCCGAACCTGCACCCACCTGGACTTAGCAATACTGCCGAGTTCGACATCTCTGTTACCAAGCCCCGTTAAGGAGAAAGCACTATGAGCAACGTAGCTCTATTTTCTGGTTCCAATGTTCCCGCCTTCGCCAAGAAGGCTCAACTGTCTAACCTCGCCAAGTCCCTCGCGGGTGGCGGTGGTAGTAGTGGCGGCAAGCGCATCTCGATCAAGGGCGGCGTGTTCCGCCTGATCGTGGACGGCAAGGAAGTGGCTGCCATCGACGAGCGCCACCTGGATGTGGTGGTTGTCAACGCTGCGCCCAAGATCGGTCGTACCTTCTACCTGAAGTCGTACAACCCCGAGAACCCGGCAGGCCCGGACTGCTGGTCGGCTGACGGTGAGCACCCCGATGCCTCCGCAGTCAACCCGCAGTCTGACCGCTGCGCCACCTGTGATCAGAACATCAAAGGTTCTGGGGCGGGTGAATCTCGTGCCTGCCGCTTCAGCCAGCGTCTGGCTGTGGTCTTAGCCAACGACATCGAAGGCAACGTGATGCAGCTTCAACTGCCCGCCACGTCCATCTTCGGTCGTGAGGATGGCGACAAGCGTCCGTTGCAAGCGTACGCTCGCTATCTGGCTGCCCAGAACGTATCGCCTGAGATGCTGGTCACGCGCATGCAGTTCGACACCAAGTCCGAAGCGCCCAAGCTGTTCTTCAAGCCCGCGCGCTGGGTGACGGATGACGAGTTCGAGGCTATCACCCGCCAGGGTCAGACCGAGGATGCCAAGCGCGCCATCACCATGACTGTGGCTAAGATAGATAAGGTGGCTGAAGCCGCACCCCTGGCGCTCGAAGGGGCCAAGCCCAAGGCGGTCAAGCCCAAGGTCGAGGCACCGGTGGAGGAGGAAGAGAACGCACTGCCCACCAAGCGCAAGAGCAAGTCGGATGAACCCGCCGCTGCTGGCAAGTCGGATTTAGCTAAGCTGGCGGCTGAGTGGGACGACGAAGGTTAAATCAACTTGGGGGCTTCGGCCCCTCTTTAACATGCCATATTCAGTCAAAACTGTCAGCACCGTCAAGGCTGCACCCAAAACGCTCGGGAACCAACTCGGGCGCTGGGCTGTGCACCTGGATTTCTCAGTAGCTCGGATCGCCCAGCTTACGGGCGCTTCGCGTCAGACTGTATACAACTGGATCACCGGAAAGCATACGGTCATTGGTCCGTACCAACCCCGGGTTGAAAAGCTGCTGCAGATTCTGATGAAATCAACCGACAACGAACACGCATGGAGCAAAGCATGTCAGGAATTCAACACTCGTCCCTGAGCGACGAAGAGTTTGAGCGCGTCGTTTATATGGCGATGGGTGCAGCCGGATCGCTGCCCTCTGAGATAGTTAAGGAACTGGCCCAGCGCAACGCCCAGGATGGGCGCGATTGGGAGAAGGTCAAAGATCAGAGCAACCCCAAGCAACTGCCACTGCTCTTCAACGAATAACTCGGGACGTTCATGGACCCGCTAGATTTCTTAGCGGCGGTTTTGCCGTCCCCGGGTCACGGGTACTACTGCACGGCAGAACTCTCCTCACCGAAGAAACAGCACGTCTTCACCGAAGACTTGGCTGAGATACCCACACACGCTCAAAGCTGGCTTGAGGGGCAGCAAGACGTGTACTTCGCTTTGGCAACCTTTGCCAACAGTGGCAAACGCACGGCGGACAACGCCGAGTACATCAAGTCCTTGTTCATCGACATGGACGGGTATGAAAGCCGTGAGGCTGCCCAGACGGCGCTGGATGCGTTCCTTGCCGATACTGGGCTGGACGCCTATGGCAAGCCGTGGATCGTCGCTTCTGGAGGCGGCCTGCACTGCTACTGGCCGTTCGACAAGCCGCTAACGGTGGCGCAGTGGAAGCCTATCGCGGAGGCGTTCAAGCGCCTGTGCAAGCAACGCTCACTGGCCATCGACAACACGGTCACGGCGGACGCCGCCCGGGTGCTGCGCGTACCGGGCACCAAGAATTTCAAGAAGAAGTACGGCGAGCCTAGACCGGTGGAGGTGCTGAGCGAGGGCGCCGCTTCGCTGGACGCCAATGAGTTCTTTGAGGCCCTGTGCAAGCTCTTGGGCAGCGCCGCTCCTGCGCCTGCGCCTGCGCCTGCACCGACCGAGTCGCTGCTAGAACTCCCAGGCAAGCGCCCAGTAACCGCCTCCAAGACGGGCGTGCAGATGCTGGCTAACAGCGTCGTGAAGTTCGGCAAGATCATGAAGCGCACCAGTAGCGGGGACGGGTGCGCGCAGTTGGCTCACTTTGTGGAGCATGCTGCCGAGGACGGCATGGAGCCGCTGTGGCGGGGCTGGCTGAGCCAGACCAAGTACTGCGCCGATGGCGAGAGAGCCGCCATCATGCTCAGCGAACTGCACCCCTACGATGAAGAACGCATGCGCGAGAAGCTGCGCGACATCAAAGGTCCCTATCCCTGCATCAAGTTTGACAGCGAGAATCCGGGCGTGTGCTCGGGCTGCAAGCACTTCGGCAAGATCACCAACCCCCTAGCTCTAGGCCGGGAATTGGCGGCGGATAACACTGAGAAAGAGATTGAGATCACTCCGGTTGACCCGGAAGACCCAGACGCACCGACCATCAAAGTGGTGCGCCCCACGCCCCCCCGAGGCTACGCCTACGGCGTCAATGGTGGCGTGTACGTAGAGAAGATTGTCGAGGACGCGGACGGCAACAAGCGCAAGCAGCAGGTCATGATCCTGCCTTACGACATGTTTGTGGTGGACATCCTGAACAAGGAGAACGAGCACACCGTCCATATGATCGCGCACCGTCCGGGCAAGCCCGCCGATGTCCTCTTCCCCCAGAAAGCGTCAGTCAGCAAGGACGAGTTGATCAAGGCCCTGGCCAGCCAGAACATCATGGCCTCCTATGGGTCAGGCAACGACAAGAATCTGTTCGAGTACGTGCGCGCCTGCGTCGAGGAGGCTAGTGTTAACAAGAAGACCGTCAAGATTCCGGGCCAGTACGGCTGGCAGGAAGACGGCACGTTTGTCTACAACGGCAAGGTCTACTTTCAAGACGGCACTACACGCACAGTACCCATGCCCGACCTACAGAATCTGACGCGCAACACACGCGCCACAGGCACGCTGGAGCAGTGGAGGCGCTTCCCACAAATGATGATCAAGCGTGAGCTTCATGATCTGCTGGCCATATCGTGCATCGCCTTCGGCGCGCCGCTGATGAAGTTAACCCAGATGCCCTGCCTGACGTTCCACGCAGGCTCCACGTTGTCTGGTACGGGTAAATCTTTAGCGTTGTCGTTGCTCAATTCGGTCTGGGGGCACCCGGTGCGGTATCGCACAGGCAAAAGCACCTCCCCTGTAACAATGCAACAACGCATTGGCAACCTCAATAGTCTACCGTTTACTTCGGACGAAATTACGCACAAGTCGCGCCACGACATGGAGTGGTTCCCGGGCATGGTGTTCGACTTGTCCGAGGGCCAGGGCAAGGAGAAGTCCGAGGTTCATCACAATCGGGAGCGCATTAATCTCGTCTCCTGGTACACCCTAGCACTGTTTACCTCCAACACCCACATGCAGGACTACATGGCTGGCGTGCGGGCGCATACCTCCCAGGGCGAGTTGCTGCGGATGCTGGAGTGGACGCCCGAAGAAAAGCTGAACTGGACGACTGAAGAAGAGCAGATCATCCGCATCTTGCAGGACAACTACGGGGTGGCGGGCGATGCGTTCGTACGGTGGTTGGTGCAGAACCAAGAAACCGCTGAGCGCGTGACTCGGGAGACGATCGCTATGATCAAGCGCGACTGGCAGATGACGGGTGACGAGCGGTTCTGGGCGGCTGGCTGCGGCGCAGTTATTGCCGGGGCGATCCTCGTGTCGTCCAAGTACGCAGGCATCATCGACCTACCAGTGGCCGAGATCATCAAGAGCTTGAAGAAGATGGTGGACAAGGCCCGCAAGGTGGTGCGCAACGGCGTGCGCTCAGCGGAGGATGTCCTGAACGCTTTTACCCGCGACAACTACGGCCAGTTCGTGGTGGTCAAGAAGAGCGACGGCAAGCTCTTGGCGGCCCTGGGCAGCGGCGAGATCATCGACCAGACCATCACCCGCAACAAGGTCATGGGGCGCGTGGAGCACGAGATCGAGGCGGCTGGGCACGTGGACTACTTTATTGAGGAGCAGGTCATACGCTCACACTGCGTGGCCATGTCGTTCGGCTACGACGACTTCAAGAAGCAGCTTGAGCAGACTGAGGGCTACACGGTGTCCTACATTCGCAAGGACATGATGGCCCGCACCAGAGGTCCGCAGATGCGCATCCGAGCCGTGTGTATCCGGCGCAAGGTCGAGCGTGAAGCTACCTTGGAAAACGCTTGAGCCAGGGCAGGGATTCTTCATCCCGGCCCTGGACCTCGAACCCGTGCGTGAAGCGGGGCTACTGGCCGCAGTCAGAGTGCGCGTGCTAGACGCGCAGGCCCTGTACTGCATTTACAACGGAATGGTCGGCGTGCTCTTTTTTAGGAAGGCTGCCGTGCGGCCACGCGTTCCGAAACATCCAGATACATCCGAGCAACCCGCTCCTTCTGGGCATCCAGAGCCTTGAGCCGCGCATCCTTCTGCTCAGTAGTCAGGTTCGGGCTCTTCTTGATCTGCCGCTCCAAGGCGGACAGATCGCCAAGCTGCTTGTAGACCCGCCCGCTGGTGGTCACCAGCGCCATTTCAGTGGCGTACTTCTGCGCCAAGGCACGCGCCTCAGCCCCACGTCCTTCCTTGAGCATGTTCTTGAACGTGGTGTCAATTTCCTTGACCTGCTTCATGCGGTCATATGCGGCGTCGCTGGTGCCACGGCCTTCAACAGGCTGGAAGAGGCCCCCAATAAACAGCGTCTTGCTGAGCTTGGTGGTGGGCTCCGGCACTTCTTCCTTGGGCAGCACGACGTTGACCAGGGGGTTGGTGAGTTGCGTGAGTGCGAGGCCCATGCCGCCCGTGTAGTTTCGGATCAGGTAGTCAATCTTGATGGGCGACAAGCCCAAATCGCCGGTCACAGACCCAATCAGGCGCGCCACGCTGGTAGTGGTGTCGCGGTAACGCTCAGAGCCAAGCAGCGCTTGCTCACGCACTGACTCAATATCGCCACTGTAGAACGACTTGCCCAGAATAACTTCGGTCAGTGGCTTGACCCCCTGGGGAAGCGTGACCGGTATGGTCTGGAATAGCAAACGCTGCATGCCCTTCATGGCCTGCGTAGCCTCAGTATCACCCTTGGTCGCGTGATACAGCGCCTCGGGCAGCGCCTTGAAGAGGTAACCCAACTCAAACGGGATCGGCACGCGCACCGGCTCCTCAAAGCCCGGGATGTACACAAACCAGTTGCTCAGCCGCTCTTCGGGCTTGGCTCGCTTGTAGGCGTCGTCGTCTTCCATCAGCAGGGCGTAGGCCATCGTGCCAATGCTCAGCATCAAGCCGCGCGTCCACAGTTTCTGCCGAATCTTCAGTTGCTCGCTGTACGGCATCTGCCCCGTGAACGCCCGATACAGTACGTCCAAGCCTTGCACCTGAGCGTTGAAGAAGGGAATCATGACGGACAACGCCTGGATGCTGGGCGACAAGCCTCGACGGCTAAAGTTCATCGACTCCAGCGTACGCAGCGCAGCTTGCTGCTCCGTCAGGCCTTTGGCCAGCGAGTCGTTGTAGACCGTTGCCCGCGTAGCAGCATCAGCCTGCATGGCGAATTGGTCAAACCGCGCCATCCACGTGTCCCAACCAGACTTTCCTTTGGTCACATTTCGCAGGAACATCTCCATATCACGCTGATCGCCCGTGAACACTTGGCTGCTGATCGCACCCATCGACATGAGGCTGCGCTCGGCTTCGCTGCGCCCAGCCATGATCTTGCCCAGTTCCCGGAACGCACCCAGCACCGGCGTGGTGTCGGAGCCGGTAGTCAGCCAAGCGTTGAGCGGATCGCGGACAACTTGGCGAAGCGCGTAGACCGGCGCGCGCGTTACAAACTTGCGCAGCACATCGGCGGGGTAGCCCAGCGCGGTTACCAGTGCAGGCATCGTTGTCTTGATACCCTCCAGCCCCTTGACGACCAAGTCTGCGGGGATGTAGTCCTTGTCTCCGGGCTTACCAAACACACCATCAATCACGGCAAAGTGATCGTCGCCCTTGATCTTGAACCGCACAGTGTTGCGGCTATCAGGCCCCTGTCCTTTGCCGATGCGCGAGACGATGCCCATCTTCTGCAACGGGAAGACCGTATCCTTGATGGCTTGGTTGCGCAAAGCCATGCGCGTCAGGATGAATGTGTTCTGAATGGCGCTCGTAAAGATCGGCATGATCTGCTGATTACCGCCGATAAGCGCCTTGAGTTCAGGCTGGGTCTTGATGTCACCCACGCTGATTGGACGCCGCTCCTTATCCACAAACAACTGTACCGAGTCACCCACCAAGCGGTAGTACGGGATGAAGGGCTTGCTCTTGAGTTCGGCAGCTTTGGCCGCAGTCATCTCGCCGGTCTGCACCAGCAAGTCAATCATGCCGTTGTTGTACTTCTGGTACTCGGCGTTGGCCTTCTCAAACGCAGCTTTGGCCTGGGGGTTGGCGCGCAAGTAGGTGAGCACGTCTTCGTACTCTTTCTTGGCCCGCGCGGGGTCATTAAAATGCAGCTTTTCCCAACCCACAACTTGCGCTCGCAGACCGGCCACATAGGCAGTCAGCATCGCCTCGGCTTGCGTGTCGTTCTTGATGTCTGCTTTCCCCAGCGCCTCGGCCACCCCGAGCATGGTGGGGCCGGGTGAAGACTTGTAGATATACGCGCCTTTGGGGCCCTTGGGGTCAGGGATGCGCTGCACCGGGCCGTTGGTCAGGAATTGACCGGCAAACTGACTGATCTGCTTACCAAAACGCAACGCGTACTCAGCGTTAGCTGCGTCAATTGAGCCGACGATGCCTTTCTCGCTACCAGTCTTGAGCGCCTTAGAAACAGCGGCGTATTCATCAACGTACTGCACGCGCCCACCCAAGCCCAGGAAGTTACCAAACAGTGTGTCGCGCAGCGACGGCTTCTCCGCCACAAACGAGCGAGCAATGTCTACATCCTGACGGCGCTGCCTAAACGCAATCTGCCCATCGGCACTCTTGTACACACCGATCTTCTTGTCCGCAAACGCTTTGCGCGACTGCCGCAACATGTAGAAGATGTCAGACGTGCTGAGCTTGGCCGTCTCCATCATGCCCATGCGCTTGAGCCCAGCGCGCACCATGCCTACCAGTTCTTTGATCCAGCGTCCGGCCTTGTTGCGGAATGCTTCAGTGACGCGGGCTTCTTCAGTGTGAGCGATGATCTCGCGCAGCACCTGTAGCTTCTGAACACTCTCAGATTTGCCCATGTCAGCCAGCGTGTTGGCCACACCGACGACTTCATTGAACAGGTCTTTGCCGCCGATCTCTTCAGCCAACTTGCCCAGGTCGTTTGTATCGGCATACGTCTGGAGTTGCTTGAGACCGATGAGCGTGTCGATCCCATAGTGGCCGACCAACTCGTGAGCGATCGTGGCTTCCAGGTCTTTCAGGTTGGCGTGGTTCTCACCAATCACCAGCACCGTGCCGTCGCTGAACACAGCGCCCTGCACATCGGCGGGATCGGCATTCTCCTTGGCCATTTGATTGAGCAAGCGTACGGGCACATCGCGCACCGTGGGTGCGTAGATAAACTTGACATTAGAAGGAAGCTCCTTCTTCACATTCACTATTAACTCTTCTGCCTGTTTGGCGTCAACCGTTGCGCCGCTCGTGTCCTCACGCTTGCGATACGCAGTACTCACGTCGTCATCAAAGTCTTTGGTTGACTTCTCGCCAAATCGACCAAAGCGTTCCTGCTCGCGCTTAAATTCTTCAGTCGTCTCGACCCTGCTCTCAGGCGACGCAGTGCGCAGCCGACGAGGAGCACTCGTAACCTTGCGTGTAGCCTGCGGTGTGCGCTTTGTCGGTACAGTCTGCTTGCTGAACTTGGTTTCTTTCAGCGCACCCTGCATAACCTCGATCTGTTCCTTTAGCACGGCTTTGTACTCGGGCGTAGACTTGCCCAGTTGCAACGCTTTTGCCTCAAGCTCTTTGGCGCTGTTCTTGTTAAACTCAACTGTCTTAGGGTCGCCCGGACCATAACGCTGCGTAAGTGCACGGGCTCTTTTGGAGACGTTCTCCTCCATTGCCGTGTATTGCGGGTCGGCTTGCCCAAGCCCAAGCGCCAGCTTGCGCATCTCCGGTGAGGCTTCGGCTTCTTTGCGAACGTCGCCTCGCTTAATGCGGGCGGCGGTTTGAGCGGAGCGAGATAACGGCTGCGGCCCACGAGACCGGGCTTCTAGTTCTGCGGCTTTAGCAGCGCGCTCTGCTGCCGGTGCCTTGACGGCCTTGCGCTCGTAGAGGCTGCTGTACAGCCCGTCAATCTGCTTTTTTATAGGCGCAACAACGGTGTTATTGAGCATGTTGAAGCGCGTAGCAATACCTTGCAAGCGTTTGGTTGCAGCCCCACGTTCTTGGCCCGTCATCGGACGCTGTTCTGGCGCAGCCTCAGCCTTACCCAGCGTGGCGTTCAACTGCGCCACCTTGTCTTTCATGGTGGGCCTGTAGGCGATGCCTGTCTCCAGTGCGTTGGAGATCATGGCATGCTCAGCGGCGAGGTCTTCAAGCTCTTGCAGCACAGACCGCTTGGCATTCTTCTGCCGCTGTTCAACCTTATTGCGCAGCGTCTCGATCTGCGCCATCACGCTGTCGTACTGTTCAGGCGTGGCGGTGCGAGTAACTTTCTCGCCACCAAGTCCCAAGCGCTCGTCCATTGCTTTAGCAAACCGCTCGCGGTCTGTCGCTGCTTGCTCACGTGTCTTGTTGGCTTCGTCTTGCTTGCGACGTTCGATGTTTTGCAGCGCTTTCTGAATGGCCACAGGATCGTTATTTTGAATACCTGTGCGCAGCACGTTGACGCTGCTGAACAGGTCAAGTGTCTTGTCCGTGATGGGGATAACGTCCTGCAACTCTTGCTGAAGCTCCGCGATGCGGCGAGGAGAACGTCCCTCTTCTGTAGCAACCTTCAGAACTTGCACGCGCTTGTCGGCTTCAGTAGGCTCGGTGATTGCCGGTGCAGCCTCTGCGGCGGGCTGCGCAAAAGACAACGCCTCTCCCGGCTTGGTTGCTAACGTCTCGATTGGCTTGCCGGTTTCGGCGGTCTTAAAGATAAGCGGCGTCTGTCCTTCGGGCTGCGCAGGCATCTCGGCAAAAAGCTCACGGGTCTGGCCGCGCTGCTCCATGCCAGCTTGCTTGTCTTGCAGCGACTGCATGCGTTTGGCTGCGTCTGCGGTAAATGCGGCAAGGCTATCTTGCGCCTGCTTGAGGTCCGCTGCAATCTTGCGGGCCTTGTCGTAGTCCTGAGCGTCAATCGCTTCGGGATATGCTTTCTTCAGGCTGTCGATCTTGGTGTTGAGTTCCGTGACCTTGGCCGCGACGTTCTGCTCAAACTCAACCGTGGGGATGGCCACGCCACCCTTTTCCTCAATCAACGCGGCGCGCGCATCGAGCCGACGCTGGAGTTGCTGGCGCTGGGCATCAAGCGTATCAAAGGCATCGGGCTGCTCACGCATCTGCGTGGTCAACGCCCCCATCTGTTTGCGCAGATCATCCTGCTCAATCATCAGTCGTTGGACATCGGGCGAGACTTTCTCCCCTTCCGGCGCAGACGGTGCCGCAGGCGTTTCTAGCGGCGGCAGCGCAGCAATCCGATCCTTGCGCTTGTTGTACTCCTGCTGGATCGGGAGAAACTGCTCCTGCACAAATAGATCACGCGCCTGCTTGGCCTCCTGATACGTCCGTCGCTCCTCGGGTGTGGCACCCTTCTTGGGCTTAATCACGGCGGCGTCAAGCTCAGTCTTCTGCGCCAGCAACTGCTGATACTGCGCGTCGAGCGCCCGTAGCGCATCCGGGCGGTTCTTGGCAACCTCTTCTTGTTCAGCCAACCGCGCAGCTTCTTCTTGCGCACGTTGCTGTTCTTCAGCAGCCATGCGGCCACGGGCACGACGACCAAGCGTCATGTCCAGCAGGCCCTGGGCCAACGCGCCCACAGCACCGCCATAGGCTGCGCTCTCACCAACCTTCTCAATGATCTCCTGCTCGGGCTTGTACAGGTCCTGAGCAATCATGTTCTGTGCGGCCTGGGCGGCAGCTTCTTGAGCTGCCTCTTCACCACCGGACACAAGCGCGCGTTTGATGCTTGCAACTGCACCGGCCTTAGCGGGAGATGCAATCCGGTTGAGAATCCGGGCCGGGGCAAACATTTCGGAAATCCCGACCACTGCACCCCGTGCCGTCGCCTCGCCCCGCTGCTCCATGCCGCCTTCTTGCTCGGCCCGTGTCCGGGCTTCGCCTGCGCCAGCACCGGAACCCAGCGCGGCCATACCAACGCGGCCTGCAATACCGAATGGGCCTAAGCCAATAAACGGAATGATGGAGCCTGCGGCCTCACCAAACTTGCGGCTTACGGTCTCTTCGTAGCCTGCCTTGGGGGCAAACGGACGCTTGAGCGCCTCAGCCGCACCGGCAATCTTCTCGCGTGCGGCAGTCTCTACCTCTTCTGGCAACAGCGCGGACGCACCGACTGCGGCCTGCTCAACCAACCCAATGGCGCCAGGGACGAGGCCCTTTACAAACTCGCGGGCTTGCCCACCCACCGTAGTAGCTGGGGGCGCGGGCTTGGGTTCCTCAAATATCTCGGGATACTTCTGTCGGGCTAGTTCCATTGCCTCCGCATATGACATGCGGTCGGGCACTTTCATTGACGAGCCATCCGGCAGCGGCAGGTACTTAGCCATACGTATCCCAGCAGTGAGGACCCAGTTTAAATGCGCAAACGCCCCAGCGGGTCAGACTGGGGCGCTGTGTTTTCTATTCTGTCACAGTCAATCAGGCGTGTCAGTATCCTTTTCCTCGTACGGATCACGTACGGGGCCTGTCGGAGCGCCTAAGAATAGCGTAGAGGACAGGAAAGGATTCTGCGAAACCGCCGCTTTCATGGCGTCATCGAAAATCTTCTGTTTCTTGGCGGCATCAGTTGCAGTGATGTAGTCCGTATTTGTTTTAAGCGAGTCTATGACCGTTTTCTGTAACTTGCCGTACTCGACCATCATCTTTTCACGCTCACGTTGCGGTACGTTAATCGCGGCGATCCGCGCGCTCACAAGTTTCGCGTTCGTAGCCGCGTTCTGTAGCATAACCGCCAAGCTGCCTTGCTGATACTCGCCGGTTTGCTTGATCTGCTGAGCTTGCTGCGCCGATGAAACGGCAGCCTGCTCTTGTTGCTGAGCTTGATTAAACAGCGAAATTGCATCGCGGCGGTTGCCTGCCTCTTCCTGGCGCTGAGCAAGACGCATGTTGATTTCAGCTTGACGCAAAGAGCGAGCAGCCTGATCGTCGTAGCGTTGGGCTTCCTGGTAAACGTTCAACCCCTCGATGCCGCCCTTGCCGATATTGGCTGCTGCGTAAGGGGATGTGCCGCTCATCATGGCTAGACCAGCGCGCAGCAAAGCTTCAGCCCCACGCTTGCCCTTGCGCTCTTCCAACTCTTTGCGCTCGGGCTCGTACAAGGCTTTTAGTTCATTAAATGCTCTCTGGGTAGCCTCATCCGGGGCCTTGGACAAAGCGGCGATGCCAGAAGCGGTGGCTGCTGCCAAGGGAGCGGTGTAGGTCGGGATAGGCGCAGCAGGGGCTGCGGGAGCTACAGGCGCAGCAGCAACGGGTGCTGCGGGAGGACGCGGGGGAGGAACCTGTCGCTCTTCTGCCGGTGCAGGCGGTGCAGGCGGTGCAGCCCGGGGAATGCCAGTAGGAGCGTTGGGCACGTCCAGCGCCGCGCGGCGAGGATCGCGATAAGCCGCCTCGATCGCAGACATGTCGCGCCCTTGCTGGCGGCTCATAACTTCTGCTTGCGTCGGGTACATCAACTTGCGCAGTTTGCTGTCGCCCGAACCAACAGCCTTCAAGAAACGGGCGAACAGGCGGTTCTCAGCTTCTGCTGCGGCTTCCAACTCACGCTCACGCTCGCGGCGGGCCTTGCGTTGCGCAACGGTCTCTTCCGTATCCAAGCTTGGCGGCAACTGAGTTGAATAGAACTGATCTGCAGGGTTAGGTAAACGAACCAAGCTGCTGATGTCCCCAGCATACCTCGCCACACCACCCTCAGCCATGCGCACCACCGGCTCGCTGCGCTGAGCAAAGTCCAGCATACCCGGAGACATCACCACAGCACCGCCATCGTCATACCCGGCGATGCCGCCATCAGCCATACCCTGCATGTTGGGCGCTTGAAGCGCGGCAATGCCCGGTGCTGGCGCAGCTTGGGGCTGCTCGCCCATAGCCATGAGGGCTTGGTCTTTTACCGTAGGCTGGGGCTGCGCGGCTTGGGCCTGAGCGGCCTGACGCAACTTCTTGCGCGCCATGTCCTCGGAGA